TCTGATACGCCGCGAGCGCGTTGACCCCGGCGTTGTAGAACGGCTGCGACCGGGCCTGGGCGTCGGCGTACTGCTTCGCCTGAAGCGCGGTGGCCGCTTCGCTAGCCTGTCCCGAGCGTGCTGCCGCATCTCGAGCCGCGTTGCCGGTCATGTTCGCCGCCAGCAGGCCACCGGCCCCCGAGATCAGCGCACCGGGGACGCCCTGCTTGGCAAAGAAATTAGCTAACCAAGAGGGGATGCCGCCACCGCCGCCGGACATATCGCCCGATGGAAGATCAGACCCCGACGTGTACCCCGGAGGCGCCGCATCTTGTGTGGTGTAGTCTGGCGAATACCCCGTTGGAAGATCGCTGCCAAACACTTCATCTGCCATTTTGCCACCCGTTGTCGCTGGAACTGTTGGTAAAGGTGCATTGTTGCCCATAGGCACAAGATTGTTAGAGCTTAGACTTTCTCTGCCGCCCATGCCACCGCCTAACGCGGCGTCTGTCGCTGCGTCATATGATGGCGAGGCAAATGCCCGGTTCGCCCCGGCGATAGCCCCGCCCACCGCGGCTTGCGTCGGTGACTGACCGCCTAGCACGCCAGTTAAAAAGTTAGACGCGCCCGCTTGCACGGGCGCGGGAAAGCCCGTGCCGGACATGGCGTTGCCGATGCCGTACCCGGCGCCGCCCAACGCACCGCCTTTTAGTATCCCTCCGGCAACGTCGCCCCCGCTTCCCAAGGCGTTGATGCCGCCCATCGTGGCGCCCGCTGCCGCTGCGCCCGTAGCGCCACCGCCATAGGCTGCGGCAAGGCTCTCGCCGCCGGTAAAAGCACCGCCGGCCGCCGCAGCCATGATGATCGGGCCAAAGTTTCGCCATGCTCCTTGCAGCATTGTCGTATGGTCAGCGGTGTCGCTCTCGCTAAACCTTGCATCGGCAGGAGGCGCAACCCATAAATTCCCGTCCGGTCCCTTGACTACGGTCCCCTTCGACTGGGACGGAGATGACCATGTAGCGCGTTGCGCCCCGCCGTAGGTTCCGAGATCGCCATGAATGGACGCCCCGCGGTCCATCGGGTAGAGGTACGACATCTTCCCGTCTATTACCCCGACCTCGCCGCCCAGATTCCCATAAGGCGCGGCTAGTCCTTTTGCTACATCTGTTACAAAGGTCGCAGTTCTTGCGGCCTCGTCCTGTTCGGGAATAGGCTCAAAGGTACGTAGCGGGTAATCTTCGGATATACCGTTTACGTATTCCATGTAATTTTTGTCGTTTAGTCCGCCGTAATAGTATTTCCCCGCTGACTCAAAAACTGGCGCATTAGTACGCCTGTCGATAAACGAGTAGGCCGATCCCTGCTCGGGGTCGAAGCTGCTCATCGATCCCAACCACCACGGAGTAGCCATTACAGCCCTGACACTTCTCGACCGCTGGAGCGGATCGTAAGAGAGGTTACGGCGCCGGCCAGGCCTTGAATGGTATCGCCCGGTGCCAGAATATGCCCCACGGCCTCGGGGCAGAGGTAGGTGTCGCCCGCCGCAATGGTGCGTGCGCTGATTATCCGCTTGCTCACGCCCGCAGACCCCAAGGCTGTGACCAGATCAATCGTGAGCGTGACCGAGGAACCCGAGGTATTGCAGACGGTCATCTTGTCAATGAACGTGGTGACGTTCGTCGCCGTGTAATAGGTGGCGTTTGAGTTCGTCAATTGCTGCGAGGCGATCAGGACTTTAGGCGTGACGGCCATCTAGAGGCTCGATGAAAAAGTAAGCGAAACAATAACAGATGGTGTAGCCGGTCGCACCGGGCTTGATTGCGCCGCGGTGAAGGCCATACTGACCGCCGCATCCGTACTTGACCAGCACAATTCAAGATAGTCCCCCGCCAGCACAGACACGACAAGGTTCCACGCGGCAACCACATGCCCGTCCACGCCGCCGTGACTGTTTGCAATGGACACCATCGTGTTGGCGTTGGCTACATCAGATCCGTTTTTGCGGAGCCACACGCTTATGTCTTGCACGGAGACGCTGGTGTTATTGTATTGCGAACTGAACTGGAGGTTGTAGACGCCCGTGTAAGCCGCGGTGATCTGGGACGCCAGGGTACAGGTCAGCGTCGTGCTGGTCACCAGTTGGGATGTATCTACCGTATAAGTACCCGTGCCGCCCGTACCACTTACAAAAGCCGTGATGCGGGTGTTGGCCGTCACGCCGGTGCCGGCTACCGTCATGCCGAGGAAGATGGTCCCCGAGGTCACCGCGGTGACGGTCATCACCGTGCCGGCTGACGCGGCGCCGTTGTTGATGGTGCCGGTGACTACCGCCGTGCGAGTCCCGATGCTGACGCCGTTGGAGATGTCGGTCGTGTTGTACGACATTACCCGAACGGTATTGGCCGGGGCCGTCTGGTTGGTGGTGTCAAAGAACACACCGTAGGGCATGCGCGGGTAGGCTTGAAACGCGGGCGTTGGTCCGAACTGCACCTCCGTCAGCGTCGTTGCGTTCTGGCCCGCGCCGGTCAGCGTGAACTGGTTGAACAGAAACCGATACCACTCCCGCGTGACCATCTTCTGGTCATCGGTGAACGGCACCCGCTGCGCGGGGATCTGGGAGATGTCAGGCACTTGTCGGCGTCACAAACAGTTCCGCGCCCATGATGACCACCTTCACGGGATCGGTCCCTGTCACCTCGTAGACGCGATCGCGCAGTTTCTCGGTCATGCCCAAGCGCCGCCAGATGACGCGCTGGCCGTACTCGCCCGTCGCCCCCATCGTGCGGCTGTGGTAGTTGCTCCATGTGTGGCCTCCGTCATCGGACCACCGCAGCAGCACTTGCGGGTCGCTGCCTTGGCCCGAGGTCAGGCCAACGCCCGCCTCGCAGTCCAGTTGCAGCGAGTGCTGCGCGGTGCGTTTCAGATTGTTGGTGCCGGTTGCCAGCGCACGCCAAGAGCGTAGCCACTTGTCCAGACTGCCCGATGTGGATTCCAAAGTGATAGGACTGCCGTTTTCTAGGAGCAGCAAAGACCCGCTCTCCAGCAGCAACGCAAACTCGGTGGTGAATGAATCCAGATTGAAGGCGTACAGGTTGCCGTTCTGGTAATCACCAACGATGACTTGATTGTTAAACGCCATCTGGCAGTTGGACCGATGACGCCCGAACTCACCGTTCTGGAAGCTGGCGCGTTCGTGCCACAACTGCGTGGCAACGTCGTAGCACCAGGTCTTGTTGGCCGCAGGGAAGGTCAGAACGTAGAACGCATGACCCGCCTGCTGGTAGGTGTAGCCGATCGCATCCGAGATGTCGCCGTAGCTCTGGATCTCGTACTCGATGGCGTGCGTGGACACGCGGGTAAAGTTGTACCCGTTGGACCGATACACTATCCCGCGCCCGCGGGCATCCGCTCCCAACCAGTACAGCGCATTGTCCAGCTTGGCAACCGAGTACGCTGCCTCGCATCCTGACTCCATGAACGCGCCTTGGATACGCGCCATCGGAAAGTCGGGGGTGCCTGCGTTGTACCAGACCTCAATCGAGTTGTTGCCGAACAACCAGATCTCGCGGTGATTAACGCTCAACGAAACGATGTCGTCCGGGTAGCCCTCCGCGCTGGCAAAGTCCAGCGGATCTACCGACGTGCCGTCCAGCAGGGACGTTACCCAGAACTTCTGACTATCCGGTTCGTTAAATACAAAGTACCCGTCCAGATAGCCGACTGTGACCGCGCCGGGAAAATCAACGTCCGTAATCTGGGCAAACACCAGCGTGCTGTCGTTGTATATGAACCCGTCCGGGTTGCACGCAATGAACAGTTGCGTGCCGTTGTCCACCATGCTCACCGGCCCGGTGCCGGTTACATTGCCTAAATTTGTAGCAACGTAATTTGAATCAATCTTGTACAGTTCTGTGCCGGACACGGCATATGAATAACCGTTGTACTGCCACAAGCCGCGGATCGGCCCGCTGCCGACCGTCGTCTGAACCACCAGTCCGGGGCAGCGCGACAGGAACCCGCCTTCCTTCCCGCCGCTGCCTTCCGGCACGGCCTCTGGGAACAGGTTGACCAGACGGTTGTCGGCTGCGTTGATTGACCGAGCGACATAGGCGCCGCCAAGGATGGGCGTTTTCAATTAAAAGTTCCCGCTGAACACGTTGAACCGTTGGCGGGTTGCCACAATGCTGTACGGCAAGCTCATCACGTCGTCGGGGTTGTTGATCCGCTTAATGTTGCGCTTGGAGGACATGGCGATCCGCTGCACCTGGGGCGGCGGCTCCACGCCAAACTCGGCGGCAATCTCAGCCGCCAGATTGAACCGGAAGGCTCGCAGATAGCCCGGCGGGACCACCAGCGTGGTGGCGAGCAGCGCCGGCTGCGTAAGCTCCGTGACGCTTATGATGTGCCATTGCAGCGCCTTGGACGGCACGGGGTACACAGTCATCTCTATGTCCGACATTTTCATGTTGACAAACATGACTTGCGGGTAAGTGCTGGTCACCGTCTTGACCGCGATGCCGTTGTACTGCTGCTGGTTTATCATCTTGATGCCGAAACTGATGTTGTTGCTGGTATCGACAAAATAGGTTGAGTCGTCCACCAGCACGGGCCTGTTGCCCACAAAATTACCCGTTGGCCCGAGAGTGCGCGTTGCGGTATTGGCGGGCCAAGTGAACACCTGATCTTGAGTCGAGAAGACCGACAGGCGCTCGGACGACCAACTGTCGAGCATCTGATTCAGCGCCATCAGCGCATCCGCTGAAGTGTTTGCCGAGGGCGTTTCGCCTTCAGCCAATTGACCGATGAGCCGCAAGGCTCCGTTGATCTGGTCTCCCGCCGATGTCGTCACTCTACCAGCTCCTTACGCGGGCGACCGCGAGGTCGGATCAATTCATTGACCACGGGCGTAAGCAGCGCACCCGCGTCATACCGTTCCCAACCGTTCTTCTCATCGTACGCGGCCTCGGCCTCTGCAATGGCGACCTTGTTGCCGTGTTCAGGATGCCGCAAGTAGATGACCATGATAGCCCTTAAAAACCCGCCCCCCGGCGGTATTGCCAGAGGGCGGTAGTGCTTACGCTATCCGATAGACCGAGTACGCCGCGGTGCCGGTTTTGCGGAACAGGAACTGAGCCGCGCCACCCACACCCGCCGCGCTGCCGGTGATAGCCACAACGAGGTTACCCACGGCAGTAATGCCGGTGCCAACCGCTATCGTTACAAGACCGGTGCTGGTGCCAATGTTGATAACCCGCAGCGTGAAGGTGCTGTTGGTTTTCATGTTGGTCATTACTGCGTCAATCGCCGTCGCCGTAGGCAGGGTCAGGGTTGAGGCCGTGGTGGTCGGATCAACCACCAAGAGACCGCCCAGGGTTTGTGCGACCGTCAGAGTTGCGGTTGACGTTGCCGTTTGGGGCGCTGCTTGGACGTCAATTTCCAATTCATTCGTATTGCCATCAGTAAACTGATAGCCACCACCAACAGATGCGAGAGCCATGATTGTTTCTCCTAAAGTGTTAAGTTGCCCCCGCGTTTAACGCGGGAGCAGTTTGGTTAGCCCCAGATCCGGCAGGCCATCGG